CATGTTCTCGCTGCGCCGGATGTCATTGACGCTCATGAAGCCCCACTGCCGGCCGAGGCCATACGCCTGGTAGCGCACCGCAGTCGGGATAGCTCGGGACCGGGAGTCCATCAGATGCTCGGCGTAGTAGGCCGACCGCTGGGATCGGGGGATCAGCTTCCGCGAGCACTCCTGCTCTACGCGCACAAACCATGGCAGCAGGGTGTCTGTCTCGAACTCGATCTGCTCGGTTTCGATGTTCCCGCCCGGGCGCTCGCCGGTCCGGTGCTTCAGCTTCGACGGCGGCAGGTTGAACCAGCGCGCCACCTCGACCACCTGGAACTCCCGGGTCTCCAGAAACTGCGCGTCCTCAGGCGGGATTCCGACCTTCTCCACCGTCATGCCCTGCTCGATGATCATCGCCTTGTGCGCCTGACCGGCGCCCTGGTGCTCGTCGTTCAGGCTGGCCTTGATCCTTGCCCTGTCGTCATCCGGCAGCCGGCCAGGATGCTGGAGCACGAGGCCCGGCCACGCGCCGTTGCCAAAGAACCCCGACCCGTAACGCTCCGCGGCCATGCCCAGCCCGAGAGACTGCCGGGCCATCGTGAGCACGGAGTAGCCCTGGAGCCCATCGCATCCGAGGCCGGGCACGTGGAGTACGTCCTCCGGCAACAGCGTGGCCCCGCCGTTGGGCTGGACGTAGCGCAGGCTCCCGTTCTCGATCTTCGGCGTGATCGTCCCTGGCACGATGGGCCAAAGCCCGATGGGTCTCAGGGCGTTGTCGTACTCGATCTCGGCATACCCGTTGCCCCATACCAGCGTGTGGTACATCAGCGTCTGCCAGAACACGAAGGGCGTCATGTTCCGGTTCGGCTCGTCGTGGAGGAGCCGGTAGACGCCGTGCGTCTTCGCGCGCTCTCGCGAGTCGTCGTCCAGCCGCCGGTAGAGGATCCTCGGGCGCACGGCGACCTGGGACGAGATGATGTCCACCGCGTTCCACCAGGCCGAGTAGTTCAGCGCCGTCTGTTCGGTCACCGCTACGCCCGCAGCGCCTCGAGGCACCAGGAGAGCCCCCGGGAAGTCCGCCATCGTGATCTGGCGCCTCTCCGGGACGGGCGGCGCCGGGGGCGGAGGCTCCAGGTTCAGCGCGATCAGCGGTGCTCGGCCGAACATGGGCTATGCCTCCTCCTGCACGATCTCACCCACGCCGGGGTCCTCGGCGGCCATGGCGCGCGCCCAGTCCTGGTCATGCGAGAGCTTCCGCGTCTTGTGGTGGCCCAGACCAGGCACGCGTGCTACCCACGTCTGGAAGCCGCTTCGCTTCGCCCTGAGAGAGAAGGCGAGATCCTCTCCGATGGATTGGAACTTGAAGGCCCACGGCGGTGTGCCCTCCGGACTCTTCGGGAGGTACATGTGGTGAAACCAGCACTGGCCGTGCTCGGCGGCGATCGCCTTGAACACGTCACGGTGTGCCAGATACACGGCGGTCGCCGCACCGTCGCACTGGAACACGTCCGCCGGCAAGGTCTCCAGGCAATCCCAGATGCCCGGCGTCTTCGTCTCCATGAACGCCACGGAGGCATAGACGCCCAGTGGCACGTTCGCGGCCACGATCTTTCGATCGTCCCCGGCGATCCGGAGCATGGTCTCGACCAGCGTCACCGGAAATTCGATGTCCGTGTCGACCTGCAGCAGCCAGTCCGCGTCCGTCTCCAGAAACCGCTGTACGAGCATCGTGCGGTTGTCCGCCACGTACAGCCCGGACGTGTGCGTGATCTTCGACAGTAGGCGCGAGTGGTCTGGCTTCGCCAGTTCATACGCCAGGAGCTGCAGGACGGAGACGTGGAACGGCAGGGTGACGGAGCCGCCGACCGGGTAGCCCAGAACCACCTTCGGGCCGCCAGCGTGGCCGTTTCCCTTCACCCGCAGATCCCTCATATGAAGATCAGCCCCCGTTCGCTGTAGGGTGACGCCTCCGGCTTCGGCGCTCGCATCGCCATGTCCAAGGCCATCACGAGGGCGATGATGCCGTCGATCTTGTCGGCCGACTTCTCTCGGTCGGGCTTGATCTGCGCGTTCGGGCCGTGCTTGATCACCACGTTCGAGGCCATCCACCTGGCCACCGGGTTTCCGCCGTGCCGTAGCTTGCCCTCGACGACAATCTTTTCCAGCTCCTTCGAGGGCGCGGACATCGCAGCCATCGCCTGCGAGAAGTCCAGCACGCGCTCCTCGCCCAGCTTGTCCTTCAGGTGCGTCACGAGCTGGGTCACATTCCAGCGGTCGAAGGGGACGCTCTTCACGTTGTACTTCGCTGCGTCATCCAGGAGCGCTTCCTCGATCAGGTCGTAGTCCGTCGTCTGCCCCGGCGTCAGCGTGATCCACCCCTGATCCGCCCACTCGCGGAGCTGGAGGCGAACGGCCTCCGGGCGCTTGCTGGTGGCCTCGGCGATAGATTCCTCCGGCAGCCAGAAGCGCCACAGCACATCGTAGAAGCCGTCCTCGTCTGGTCCGAACAGCTTGGCTGAGGCCGAGAAGTCCTCCGTCGAGGCCATGTCCAGGCCCATGATGCAGGACTCGCCGAGGAGAGCTTGGGTGGAGATCTTGTCCGAGGGACACGCATCCCACTTGTCCATCCGCAGCCAGAGCTCGGACGCTTCCGTCCAGATGCAGCAGTTTAGCCGCTTGACGATGTTCTCTTTCGAGGGCATGCCCACCGCGTTGATGATCTGGTCGCGCAGGTACTCGACGGGCGGGAGACCTGCGTGCATGCCGGGGTTGGCCTTCGGCCACACGGCCTCGTCGGTCCAGTCGTCGCCCTTGTCGAGCGCGCAGATGTAAGCGAACCACGCCTCGTTCTTCAGCGTCCCCTGCAGCACCTTGATCGAGTAGTCGTGCTCCTTCCAGCAGACGGAGTTTCGATCGAAGCCGCTGTTGGTGATGCGGAAGATGAGCGCGTTCCGGTTGCGCTTCGTCCCCGCCTTCATCTTGTTCACGACCATGTCTGAGGGATGCTCGTGCAATTCGTCCACGATGACGAAGTGTGGTCGCTTCCCGTCGAGGCCCTTGTGCTCCGACGAGACGGGCCGGAAGACACGCTCGGGGCTGCCGTAGGACAGGCAGGCGGCCTCTCGCTTCACGACGGCGTTCAGCTCCGGGCTCATCTCGACCATGCGGTCCGCGTCGGTCCATGCGATCTTGGCCTGGTCGGTTGTGGTCGCCGCAGAGTAGACCTCGGCCGCCGCCTGCTTGTCAGTGACGAACGCTTGCAACGCGAGGCCCGCCGCCAGCGGGGTCTTTCCGCTCCCCTTCCCGGTTTCGATGTAGGCGTCCCGGAACCGCCGGAAGCCGTCATGTCGGAACCAGCCGCGCAGCGAGCCGATCACGAAACACTGCCACGGCAGAGGCTTGAATGCGTCCTCTTCCTCCAACGTAAGTACGTCCGGGAAGAACTCGATGCTCTTCAAGGCGACGTCCGGACGCCAGAGCATGCGCGTCTTCTTCTGGTCCTTCACGTCCTTCAGGTGACGAGCGCATGCAAGGCGCACGTAGGGGCCGGCGACAATCTTGCGGGCCACCACGGCCCGCGCGTACGCCGTCACGGGATCTGCGCTACGCGCCACCCAAGTGCCTCCCCAGCTTCCCGGCGTCCTGCGGCTTCTCCACCTTCACGCGCGCCCGGTCGGCCGGGGTCATGCCGAATCGGCTCCAGAGCGCCCGCAGCTCCTTCGACAGCGACGCGAGAGCGGAGCCGGCGGCGCCCGCGGCCAGCATCTCCCGGAACTTCACCTCCAGGACGCACAGGGTAGCCAGCGCGTCGTCGTCGATCTCAGTCAGAAGGCCGAGCTTCCCCAGGCGCGGCGCGTGGCGGTTCCATTCCTGGAGCAGGACCAGGTCCGCCTTCAGCCAGGCCGGCGGCTGCGCCCCCAACGGTGGCTTGGGCTCGTTCTCGTTCAGCTTCCGCTTGCCTGGGTTGCCGTGCAGGAGCTTCAGTGCGGTCGGCTTCGGGGGGCGCCCGGCCATTTCAGCGCCTCCCATTTCGCGGCGAATCCATTTCGCGGTTGTGAGAGCGTGGCCACCTTGGCGGTCCATCGGTTTGGCCGGTTGACGTATACGGGCTCCCCCTATCCCGCCTGCGTGCCTGATTGCAGCGACGGTGCGCGCGCCTGAGATTCCATCGCTCGCTCGTTCCGCCCTTGCTCAGCTCGAGGACGTGATCACACTCGTCGTCGTCCTCACCAAGCAGACCACAGATCCAGCAGGAGGTCTCCTCCACCATGACAAGGGCTCGGTTGCGCTCGTACTCGACCGTGTAGCCCCTGCTCCTGGCCGAGCTGCGGCCGGCCCATGGCCTGCGCGGAGGGTGAGCAGGGCAGGGCTGCAGGTTCGGGCAGCGTGGCGTCGTGCACGGCCGTCGAGCACGCATCGGCATCAGCGGATCACTCTCGAAAGCAGGACAGCGATGCCACCGAGCAGCGTGACTGCGCCGATGAGGATGGCCCAGCTCGTGCTGATGCCCTCGCTCTTGCCCTGCGATGTTTTCTGTACGCTGCCGAGGTTCTCGATCTTCTTGACGAGATCCTCCATCATCGGGTCCGAGTACGCCTGCTTGCCCATGCCCGTGTAGCTGGACTTCTCCAGGTTGGCAATGCGCTCGATGATGGCTGTCACGGTCTGATTGGTCTGCGTGGCGATCGTTGCTGCGGTGTTGGCGACCATGGCGCGCAAGGTCTCGGCGTTCGCTGTGGTGGTGGCAGCCAGGGCCTGGATTGCCTGTAGGGCACGGTCGGCAGCGGTGTTAACCGCCAACACGTCGACCTGGCGGATGGCATCTAGACGCTTGCTCTCGATCTCTCGAATCTCTCGGGCGTGATCGGCTCGGAGTACCTGCATGTCTCTCAGGTGGTCAATCTTCGCGTCTACCAGCCTGTTCGTCGCATCGCGAAGGTCGTCCTGCCGCTTGCTCGCTGCTTCGTTGAGGTCTTTGACGTTTGCAGTCGGATCCACGACCGCGCCTCCCAGCGCATCGACACCCAGGCCGGGCCTGTGTTCTGGCATGCTTCAAGCGCTCCGCCGCACTTCGTAGGGTGTGTCCAGTGGAGGGCTGAGCTTCTGCTCAGGGAGCGGATCTGGTGGCGCGGGGGGCTCTCCTGGCTTCGGCGGCGCGAGCTGGCGCGCAGCGACGAGGGCAAGGCCGTAGAGCGCGAACCATTCGCCGAGCTGGACGATGAGGTCTCCCATGTCCGGGTTGATCGCATGGACGATCTTGCCGACGAGGACAATGAACGCTCCGATTTTGGTCTTTCGCCCCTGGGCGAAGTCCAGGGCGTTGACCACGTTGCCGAGCAGAGAGCGGAAGGTCATCTCAGTGGAGGCTGAAGCAGTTGATCAGAAGGGCGATGGTCAAGAGAAGAACGGGCACCCACAGTTGGACCTTGCCCAGGGCGGACACGAGCGTCCCCACGAACGCAGCGATCAGCAGCATGCAAACGATGCTCACTGGCTTTCCTCCTTTGCCTGACCTCGGTTATCGCGGCACGTCTTGCAGAGCACCAGGGAATCGGGCGCCCTGTCGGTTCGCGTACGGTGATAGAAGCGCCCAACGTTCTTGCATGGTCCCCTGTGGTTCCAGCACGTGGTCGACTCGCACTCGCAATACAGGCGCTGCCGGTACTGGACGGGCACCGCTCATGCCCCCAGCAGTCGGAGAATCCGATTCAGCTCCTCGCTCCTGGCCACGCGCGCCACCTCGTTCTCGAATCGCTCCAGCATCCTCTCGAACTCAGCGGCGGTCTGGCCCTCGTCGTCCGAGTCGACCGCCTTCACCATGCGCTCTGCCCATTCCTTCCGACGCTCCTCGTTCACTGCTCGCTCACCTGGATCAGGATCGATCTGTCGTTCGTCCTGCCGCCGGCCGTGGTGATTCGGTTGGTCACGGTGTACTGGCTGCCCACGGTGCCCGACTCGAGCCAGACCGTGGCGGTAGTGGTGGTGTTCGAGGGCGCCGAAGCAGTCAGCCCGACAGGTGTGACCCAGATGCTCGAGGCGATTGTGTCGGCGCCCAGCCAGGCCGACCAGTCGACCATGTAGTCGAGCTTGGCACTGGGGTCCTTCACGAATGTCTTGATGGCGCTCACGCGATCTCCGTGCGGTTCTCTGCGCGAGCCAGGGCGGTCCTGCTCTCGGCGCCGGCGTGAGCTGTGCGGCCGTCTGGCGTCGCAGAGACGGGATGATCCGTGGCCTGGAGGACGAGGCTGGCCAGGGTACGCGCCAAAACGCCGGTCACCGCCACCGCGCCGGTGGCCAGAGCAGCGACCGCGCCGAGGGTGCTGGACAGGGCGCCAAGGATGGGCACGGCGCCCACGCTGCCG